AGTGGTAGTGTGAGCGTGATCAATGACCGGAGGGCCGTTCGCGATCACGATTGGACATGATATGTTCTGCATAATGTTAAAATAAAGAATTGATATCTATGGGTACTAGGCAAGACCGAAGCAAATCGATAAAACTACTGTAGCTGCAGCTGGGATGCATGTGTAATTACAAGCAGTACAGCAACACTCTATGGAGTGACAACAACTCGAATGTGTAGAGGGTAGAACAAACCGCGACCCAAGCTGTGTCAATCTAACCCCCCACCCCCGATTGTGCAGGGCCAGCGGTAAGACCGCCCCCTCTAGAAATTTTTCACCAAAACTGAAACGAGTTTAGCGGATTATACCAGATCTCTCAACCAATCACGTTCTTTGGGTTCCAGAAGCATTATGGTGCGATTCATGAAGGTTTTAGCCTGTTGTTCTGTCATCTGGTGATAGAAGCGGGCTAAGAGCTGTTTTGCGCCATCTACTGATTGGCAGCGTACTGCTAGGAGGAGAGCTAGGGAGTTTATTACCATTTGTCGACCAGCTAGTTCCTTCATTATAACAGGTTGGCAGACTAACTTTGACCGCATAGAGTACCAGTGATGGCTTTAGACACTTCAGGAAGCTGGGTAGCAGGCGATGATCTGCGTATTATCGAGTGTTTGATGTTACCATTTGGCACTTATGTACTTGATTGCACTCAGAGCTGTATGAATCAGCTCCAGGAGATGTCTGACGCTGCGGTTTTGCGTGTAAGGGCTCTTTTAGATGAGTATGAGGCAGCTGATCAGGCAGAATCCAACCAGAATTTAGGTGATACTGAGGGTAAGGTACTGGTTAAAGCCGATGTATTGGAGTGGGAGGTTGTCGGTAACGGTGTAGCAGGCACAACCCAGGAAAAAGCCAACATTCGGGCTGAAATTGCGCGTTATTTTGCGTTTTGCTCTTGCCTTGGCAGTGTTTTACCGGGCGGTGGAAGCGGAGGACATGCAGGTCATGCCAGTCTGATTCGTTCCTGATGGTACTATAAGGCAACTTTATTGCAAGCCACTATGTCTGGTCATCCTGAAAATTCACCAGAAGTTAATGAGATGATGGCTGCTATCGGTAAGGCAGAGATTGTTCAAGTATGGTGCAAGAGCTGTGAAGAGTTTGTACCAATGAATGCTGCTTATGCTAAGTATTTAAGTGGTGAAATCGAGTTCTGTAGTAAGTGTCGTACATAAGCGTAGCGAGGACGAAGTCCGAAGGTAAGCTGAAAATGGCGCGGGGCGCGTACTGGAAGACTAGGTGGATTATGAGAATCCCATGGCTAGTACGTCTCCGTTGCTTCCATACCAGAACGGAAGGCTGCTAGTGCCCTCATTGGGCGCTGTGAGCCTTGTGAATGGCCGTTGGGTGGAGGCTGCGGGGGATTCTTACCTTGTGCGTCTTTTTATCAATAGGCAGCAGTACAGTGGGGTCTCTTCAGGATCTAAACCCATTCCCCTGTCTAGCCAGCTCGATGGACAAATGATGCCTGGAGCAAGTGGCGACCAGTTCTATTATCGTGGCTATGCTTTAGACTTTACTACGGTTCCTGCTGACTACGACTTATTGGTTGGAGACGAGACTGGCTTTACCTGGGTCCAGGTAACAACGCAGTACGATTGGCTGGCCACTGGTACTGCGTGCCGTTTCCGCTTTGGCGATGACCAGATCATGCCAGCAGCTAAAATTCAGCGGTCTAGCGGTAGATACGGCGGCCAAGGGATTGACCAGATTATCTATAGCGAGATTGGCGGCGTTGAAATCCAGCTTACTGGTACAGAGCTTCAGAACTAATGAAAGTCAATACAACCGATAACTTAGCAAAAACTCTAGGCAACAGTAAGGGGTATCTGGGAGAGTTGAAGGTACCTGTTATAGGTCTTAAGATGGGTCTCCCTATTGGCTTTAAAGCTAAGACGGAAAAGGTCGTCGACGCCATTGACGAAGAAAGCATGCTAGCTGAAGCAGAGAAGCGACTTAATGAGGTAATGTCCAATCTGGCTCAAGAGGTTGAAGCTGCTCTCACTGAGGCTTTAAAATCTAGTGTGTGGAGCTGGAAGGGTGGTGCTAGGGACATCTACGATACCGGGGAGCTAGCGAGATCCGTGAAGGTCGCAGTTGTAGATGGTGGTATCAGCGTGTCCTATGGCGCTTCTTACGCAAATATCGTTCACAATGGCGGCTATATTCAGCCTTACGGTAACACATCAGCAAGGCCTATCTACCTGCCGCCTCGGCCATGGATATCTTCTGTTTTGTACGGGGATGGGCCTGTTGCTCAATTTGATTTTGATGATTTTCTTAAGCGTAACCTGTAATAGGTACTCTAGTCCAGTTTTTAACTGGTATCCCTAATGAGTAAGCTTCCTTTCGTGGTCGCACCTAGGGTCAACTCTCGCATTGAGACGCTAGGCAGCGATGTTAGCGGTAAAATTGAGATCGAGCGCAAGGGATTCCTAACTGTAGGAGAGAAATCGTTCATGGCGAATGTCAACGCTCAGGACGATGTATTGAAAATGGTAATGAGGATCTCTCGCGCTGTTGGCGCTAAGTTCGAGCTAGGCCAGCAGGACGCCTATCAGCAGGTCGTACTGGCTGTCAGTGAGCCCGAAAAGTGTGAATATCCTATTGCCGACGAGTTCGCTGACGAAATTGCTGAACTTGCAACAACGATGATGGCGAGCGAGCAAAAGAAGCAGCTTATGGCTGCCTACTGTATGCTCCTGTATCGCGTCAATGATGAGATTGGGATGACTGACGTCATCGACCTCCACGAAGACCTTGTAGACGCCTTGTCGGGCCTTTTTAGGGACGAAGAGATGAAGAGCCTGGAGCGCCTTGTCGACAAAGGCGACGAAGAGGGTCCTGACAGCGAGGATCTTGGCGAAATCGAAAAAAAGTAGGCGCTGGTGAAAGTGTCGAGCCCGACTGGGAGGACATTTACTGGAAGATGAAAAAGGCATTCCCAGGAGACCCTGAGTACTCTTGGGATCGCTTTTACCAGCTACCTTACGAATATGTTCTGAGGGGTTATCACAAGATGCTGGATCTGCGTCGTACAGAGCTGCATGAGCTTGAATTGCCAGTGGCTCTTAATACTGCAGTTTACGCAAACAGTCAAAGAGATCCTAAAAGCAGCAAGAAACCTGCAAGCCCGTTAGATTTTGCAATGTTCAAGCCTTTGGAGGGCCAAGGACCTGCGGGGTACTACGCAGCCTGCTATGTTCATATGATCAAAGCCAAAGAACTGCCTGGCTGGGCGTTGTTCTGTTACAAGGATGTTGCTCCTTCTGCCCGAGGCAGAGTAGGGGGTCAATATGCGCTTTTTGCGCATGATGCCATCCTTGTCGGTCCGCGCAAAACAGAGGCGGGGTACAAGGGGTTCCTTATTGCCTTGGAATCGGCGTCAGGCGAGGTCCGAACCTTCTCGGATCCTGCTGGTAACTTCTACGACCTGACGTTGCCCGAGATTCCTACCAAGGTCATTGCAGAGGAGGATGTAACCCTCAGCTAGAGGGCCACTCTCCAATCATCTTATTGGCGTATTCTTCAACGATTTTGACGTCCTCCTCGGAGTACGGGCCAAAGCCGTTGATCCCGCCTTTTAGCCATTGTTGAATGCGCCACTCTGCTTCGATGGTGTAGAAGGGCTGCATTCGAAACCAGGCCATCCATTCTTGACTAGACTTGTCTTGGTTGCATTTTTGGCAAGCGGGAATACAATTCGTGGTCCTGTCCTCACCTCCGTTGCTCTTAGGCCTGACGTGATCAATTGTCAAGTCTGTAAGAGATTCGTCGACAATAGGTGTAGCACCGCAGTAGGCGCAACGATTGTTCCAGCATTCTTTAATAGCAGTGCGCCATTGGTGGCGAGCTTCTCGGCGTGTCAGGGCTGACATGTTGTACAAATAATCTGAAATCCTCTCGTAAACGGGGAGGTAATCCTGGGATCGGTGCATCTCAGATCTTAGTAAAGACGACACCACTGGAGAAATGTTCTTTCATCAGCGCTTGGCCTCCGGGTGGTATGTCTATCTCTATGGTACCAGCCAGGTAAACTAAAATAGCATTTTTGAGCCTGTGGCACAGCAATTTCCTACTTCAGCACAGGTTATCTACGACACTTTGGTGGCTGACAGTAGTTTCCCTCTTTTGATCGGAGAATACTCCTTCCGGGCTGGTCAGACTGCTCCTGCTATATCTGTCGTCACCCCAGGACAAGATTTACCTGCTATCAAAAAGATCGGCGGCGTCGAAGTTGTTATTCATGATGCAGCCGACGTAAAGCGCCGCGATTATTTGACTTCAGGATCCGACATATACATTGACTGGAAAGTCTTCTTTATTTGCTGGGAGCCCGCCACTGGATTGGAGTTAACTGCTGCGGTCGCTCGTGCCATGCAGCGCTTTGCGGGTTCTACAAGCTTTGAAACTGTTGCGGTAGCAGACGGGATTGGAGCACAGGTTCAGACTATGCTAGTAATTAAAGGCGACATGCCGATTTTGGCAGAGTAAAGGGTTTGGCAATCTAAGGCAACGGCCCCATGCGGGTCTGAGGTACCTTCGTGCGGGCTTTCGCCCGTTTCTCCTATGGCAAACTTTTCAGCCGCATTTGGCTACGATTTTTACATTGTCCCTGTTCAGAACTCTCTGATCACCGACTTTGCGAGCAACCCAGCGCTCGACAGCACCACCCCTCCTACTTCCGATGCTACCGTCTCTTATAGTAATGGTATCTTCACTGTAGATTCCGTTGCTTACGCGATGGACGGCACTGATGCTGGCATCCGTTTGGCCAGTTTGACAAACGCTGCCCTTGAGACTGATACCGGTTCTGAAGAGATCTACACCTACGACGACGAGACCAAAGGTTATTCTCAAGCCGTAGCTACCACCAAGAGCTTCAGTATCTCCCTTTCTGGTATTGCAGACTTCAACGACGCTGCTTACAAGGTTCTTCGCCTGACCGAGCAGAATACCGTGGCTGACGGTCTTCGCGTTGCTTTCAAGCGTGTTGGTCCTACTGGCACCACTGAGACTGTTGAGGGTTACGGTACCTTGACTGGCTACACCGAGTCTAACGAAGTTACGAGCATCGTGTCCTGGGAATGTACACTCACCGGTTACGGTCCTTACCACCTGACTCTTGCTAGTTAGCTGACTGGAGGTTCTACGGGTGGCATCGCCACCCTGAACAACTTTACCCTAACAGAGTTTTTCTCTCCGGCCAACGCTGACGCAACGGCAGTACCTGTTTCCATCTTAGGTGGAACCAATGGTGATACAGCTCAGGGCACAGTCAATACTGTCGGCGGAGAAATCTCCGGCAGTGTTACAATTACCGACCCGGGTACTAACTTCGAGGTTGGTGAGTCCGTTGTTATCACTGAAACCACTGGTGGCGGGTCAGGAATTTACAATGGTGAAGTTGAATCCATTTCCTAAGTCCGTAACCATAGAACTTACGGCAAAAAACACCAAGGGCCTTACAAGCCCTTTTTTTTATGGAAAGCTAAAGCCAGCAAGGGTATTTGGTAAATGGCTGACGTAACCAAGGGTACGAACTTTTTTATCGTTCCTACGATAGACCGTCAGTCAGCCACAAAAGCTGAGGCCGATATCCAGAAGCTGGTTCAGCAAGGAGCGGCAGCCGTCGCAGCAGGCAATGATAAACTGCTTGCTCAGCTAGATGCCAAGATGAAGGCCAAGCTGTCAGGTAAAAACACTGAAGCCACGGTTAAAGTTAGTTACGAGACGAGCAGTTCTGCCGGTCAGTTCAAGGAGGTCAGGCGGCTTGCGGCCACCACGTTGGACCCAATGATTGCCGACTACAAAAAAATGGTCGCTATCCAGGGCGAGTCTGCCCTGAAGGTCAAACAGGAGTTGAATGCTCAAAAAGATAAGCTCAACTTGCTAAAGCAGCAAAGCTTGACGATGAGCAAGAACGGGCAGGCTATCAACCGCAACCTGCAGCTCCGAAAAGAGCAAACTGCAGAGGTCAAGAGACTTGAAGGGGTATTGACTCGGGTAAGTACTCTTTCGTCGCTCAAAGGACAGCTGCGTGAGGAAAGCCAAAAGCTTTCCATGATGAGCCAGTACAATGTTGAACTAAACAAGCAAGGGCAGCTTGTAACAGTCGTCAACAAGAAATGGGCTGAACAGTCTAAGGTTGTTCAAGGACTTAGCGGGCAAGTAAATGCTGCGGGCAACGCGGCTAAAGGCTTTGGGGCTAAAATTCAAGCGTCAGGGGCGGCCATGCAGGCCGCTTTTGGGTGGATCAGCGCTGTTGTGGCAGGACTAGCCGCAGTTGCTGGCGCTGTCGGTATGATCACAGGCCGTGTCAAGGACATCCAGGCGATTAAGCTGACCTTTGACGGCCTAGGACAAAGCATACAGGCTCAGAATGCCATCCTAGGATCCGCTAAAAATATTGCACTAAGCTATGGTGTTTCTCTTCGCAAGATTGAGGGAGCCTTCCGTCGTTTGGGCCCTGCTATCCTTGAGTCCGGTGGTACCTTAAAGGATACAGAGGGCGCGATCAAGTCTCTTGCAGCTAGAACCACAATGCTTGGCTTGAATACCGAGCAAACTGGTCGATATATCGAAGCATTTGCTCAGGTTATGGGTAAAGGCAAGCTTCAGTCAGAAGAGCTTAACCAGCAGTTCTCTGAACTTGATGGTGGATTGCGCGGGCAACTGAAGAATTGGCTTGCCGCAAATAAGGGTATTACCGACTTCGAGACCGCCATGAAAAACGGCGAAATCACCTCTGGTATTTTCCTTGAAGCATTTGAGGCGATTAACGAAGAGATTCGTACTAAGTTCTTGCGTTCTATTGGCGACACTCAGCAAGCCATTACTAAGATGGGTTCAGAAGGTGGAATGACACTGAACCAGTTGAATGCTAAGCTGCAGACACTAACCTCTATTGGACTAGAATCAGTAGGCAAGGCTTTAGCTCCACTCGGCAAAGAGCTGATGAAGATTTACGCGGCTTTTATTCAGGTTTTCACGAAAATTGCCACGGAAATGCCGGGTATTCAGGCCTTGTTCCAGGGTCTGGGCCATGTTCTCGGGGTTATCGCTAAAGTTGCGGTTAATAAGCTACTCCTGGGATTCGGCATGCTCATGAAAGCGATCGACCTTGCCGTACAAGGACTTATGAAGCTCTACGAAGCCCTAAAGAATATCCCCGGCCTCGGCGGCATATTGAAGGGCTTAGAACAAGCAGGCGAAGCGTTAAATAACAATTTTGACAAGTCTATCGATATTTTTTCTAAGCTAAGCGACGAAACAACTGGAGCTAAGGCGGAATTAGCAAAATACAACGATGAATTAAAAAACTTAGCTGAACAGCAAAGAACAGGCGCAATTACACAAGAGGAGTATGCCAAGAAAGAAGCAGAAATAATGGCCAGAAGAACCGCAGCTTTGCAGGCACAAGCGCAGAAAGAACTTGACATAGAAAACGAAAAACTCGGCCAGATGGTGGAGGCAAGAAACAAGCAACTGGAACGGGATGAACAGTTGATGAACCGCAAGATTGAAACTATAAATTCGGCCAAGGATCAAGAGCTCGCCGCTATTGATAGCGTGATTGCTGGCCTTGAAAGGCAGAAAGAAGCAACAGATAGGGTCTACGACGCGAAAATTGATTCCGTTAAACGCTCAGCAGAAGAAGTAAAAAACAGTATTGACAAAGAAATATCTGCCTTGAATTCTCAAAAAGAATCAGTCAAAGCGTTTTACTCAAACCGAATAGAAGCGGTTAAGGACTACTACTCCAAAGTGAAAGCGGAGATGGATGCTGCTCATTCTAAGGAGATGGCTCAGATAGATGCAGCGATAGCCAAGGCAAAACAAAGGCATAGCGCTTCACTTGGTAGCCTCGACAACGGGCCTCAGAAGCAAAAGCTTGAAAGGATGCAGATACGCGAGCTGAACAAACAGATCGCGGCGGAGACTGATCAGTACAAAAAGCAGGAACTGAAAGCTCAACTCGAATCAATCCTAAACAGCAAGGAGAAGGCTCAACTAGAGAAGCAGTACGCTGAAGAGATGAAAAAACTTGAAGAGGATAAAGCAAAGAAGGAGAAGGAGCAGGCAGAAGAGAAGAAAAGACTAGACGCAGAAGAGAAAGAGCGTGTTAAGGAACTGCAAGAGGCACAACAGCAAGCCCTTGAAGATATCGCGAGTGCCGTTCAAGGCCTTGTCGATCAAAAGAAAGAGGCGACTCAACAAGAGAAGGAAGACATTCGGGCAATTCAGGACGCAAAGAAAGAGGCACAGAACGCATATGATGACATGATTGACGAAGAAAAAGAGAAGCGCAAGAGCGTCACTAAAGCCGCCTTGAAGCAGATCGATGAACTGAAAAAAGCCCACAAAAAAGAGCAGCAAGCTGTTGAAGATATTGAATGGGAAATGAGGAAAATGGTTGACACTCAGGGAGACATCTCGGCTGCCGCTGATAGGACCACAAAGGGCGCCTTAACCCGCCAGCTAAACAAAGTTAAATTGATTAGGCAAGAGATGGATAAGATAAACGCTGGTGGTGGTGGTACTGGTGGCAACTCTGGTGTACGTTTTGCTGGTGGCCCTGTTTCTGGTGGTTCCACCTATACCGTTAACGAGCTAGGAACAGAAGGATTCTTGAGCGCTTCTGGCAGAATGTCAGAGATCAAAGCACCTGCGTTCGGGGACTGGAAGGCTCCTTCCAGCGGTAGTGTTATTCCCGCTCATGTCTGGAAGGGCATCAAGGCGAGTCAAAACACTGAGATCAACATGCCTCGCAGCGTCAGCCCTGGAAATGCAGTCGCTCGTGCCATCAGTACAATCAACAATAGTACAGGTGATCACGTCCAAAACTCTGTAACCATTCAAGCTATTAATCCCACGCAGGCCGCTAGTGACATAATGGTTCAACTTGCCAAGATCAAGCGCCTTCGGTACAATTAACTGTAAGCGATTTGTCTGATGTTTGATTTCGGGAGCCCCTTAGATACCGCCAAGCTTTCATGGGAGTATGCTTTGAGCGCAGCTGGCCCCGAGATCCCCTTTGCTCCTTATGACGAGCTTGAGGAGCAGGACTTACGGAACGTGCTTGCTTATTTGCATATTGCCATCGGAGACGCCCTGCACAACGGCCTGGCAGACGAAGTGGTGGAAATACTTGTAAACGAGTACGATGGGGTCTTCCAGCTCCTTGCAGAAGGGTGTGACAGCTTTAGAGAGATGGTGCGAGCTAACAAGCATTTCCCTGCAACGGGCAACACCTCTGAAAATGTTCAAAAGTACAAGCAACTCGCTGGTCTTTGACTTCGGAATCCTAGCACCAGCTAGGCCCCTGAGATGTCGCAGATCGGAGTATCGTTTACGCCTTCAGGGGGTTCTCCCGTTTACAGTTTTGTGTTTGATAACTTTGGGGATAATGCAATGCCTCGAAACTATCAGTCAGAGGCTTCTTTTTCTCAATCTGCTAATGGCACGACTCTTCTAGATGGCCCTGCCTACAGGCAGAAGTACATCTGGGTTATCTCCTCGATTGTCCCTACGGCCCAGGCCGTGCAGATCGACCAAATGTTCCAGGCTTGGGACACGGACAGGTCGAACGGACTTCCTGTTGCCTGCGGAGTTGTTGACGAAACTTTTGGTGCCACGGTTAATGGTAGTGCGGTGTTCTCAACCCCTCCTACCTATGTTCGGATGGGTCCAAGGTTGACCATGGTTTCTTTCGGATTAACAGAGGTATAAGATGGCTTACATCGCTAACAAGACTAGGGTAGCTTCGCTGCAAATTGGCGGGGTAGACTACACCTCTGCTTTCAAAGAATGGGTTGCATCCGACTCAAGTGCCTACAAGAATGGCTGTATCCAGACTACTGGGAACCTGACTCTAGGTAGTTATTCCGGAGGACCTTTGATCGAAGACTATGACAGAGATAACTTTAAGAGAGGAACGCAGGTAATTCTGGAACTCGTGGAGCCAGGGGGAGCTCAGTACCGCCACCCGAGAGGTCTCCTTTACGTGGTAAGCACCTCCTACCAAATCGAATCAGAGCAGTTAGTAGTCGAGCTTGGGTGCAGGCTTACTATGATGGCGCTGACAGAAGAGATTGACGACCTGGTCGCCCTGGTTCCGGTTACTCTGGATATCGCTCAGACGACCTTTTCTAATTGCTCCGCCGCTTTCGCTTCTATGGGGCAGTATATCTATCAAGACAATACGGGAGCTTTGCAGACTGGGACTTTCTTCCAAGGTGACGGTTATAGCGGGGTCACTCCAGGTGATTGGGTTTCGGTGCTTGGCGTAACAACTGTTTCAGCAAACCCGCTTCAAGGGGGTGGAGCTATCCCTGACGAGATTTCGCTTTCTTATCAAGTGCCGTCAGGAGGCCTCTCAGAGGACAACAAAGGGCTTATTGAAACGACAGAAACGGATTCTTACTATTTCACAAACTATCCAGCAACTGTGTATGTAAGAAAGAACAGCGACGCCACTCCAAGTAATCCAAACGGAACTATTGGGAACATTGGCAACACGTCTACGGTTCCAGCCTCTTCCCCTAACAGTAGTCCTTGCGGGAACAGTCCAGCCGCTCCAGAAGGAGCCACGGTCCCAGCGTCCTGCAACGAAGGCTACGAACTAACCAATCAGGCGCTTTTCCTTCCTGCCTTTAGGCGCGAAGTGAATAAGTCCTATTATGATGGTCCAGGCGGTCAGATATCTCTTCGCAGCACCTTTGTCAGAGGGCCAGCTATTGAGGCCAACGCTCAGTACTACGCTGACAAGTTCGCGTACTGTCGAAACACTTGGGCTACGAGATGCAACCCTAACGGCAGCTGCCCATTCGAGGGAATGGACGAGATAGAACTTGGCCACACTGAAACCTTGAACTACTACGGAAATGCTAATGAGCTCGTAAGGACAGTGCAAGATGTTTATAGCCCAACCTTGTCGGCAGCCCAGCCAAGCGACTGGCGCTCTGGTATTGCAAACGGAGCTCCTCAAGATTTTAATCAGAACCTTTCGACAACCGAGATGTTCAGGTCCTCGAGAATTGATACAGAGTACTATCAAGAAGGGAACGCGAATGTACAAAAAGCCACCACCTTTACCAGTCTTGCCAGCAGAGGAGTTGGTCTTGGAGGCAAACTTGATGCTCTCGAAGGAATCAAAACAGTGACCATTAGGAGGTCTTCAACCAACACTACGGTTGACGTCACTCCGGATATCATTAACTCTTCGACAACCGACACAACTGAAAAGGCTACACAAATTGTATTGTTTACTGGCAGATACAAAGCGCAGCCGGAGGAGGTTGGCCCTTACATTTTGGAAGAGCAAGTCCCTGTACCTTTACTGTTTGACAACCAATCGGAGATAAATTCGGCGGTAGCAAGCTACGAAAACTATATCACCAGGTTCGTGAAGGGCGATGCTTTCGGGCTTCAGATAGCGGAAGCAATGCGACCAGAGGTGGCTACTGGCTGGTTCCCTGGCATGCCTTTTCGCTACAGCGACCCTAAAAAGGGCAAGGTGCTAGCCTTTAGAATGGATGCAACTAGCTGGGGCGTCAGTCCGACGGAATCGGCTTTTGTCACCAACGGGATGTGGATAGGGTATTCCAACGGAACTATAACGATTCCCGACAACGTCCTTGGTAACTCCAAGCCGAACATGGGGAGCGGTGGCTCACCTCCTTCTGACGTGGTGCCTCCATCTGTTGACAATGAGTCAAGCGTTGACAGTGGTTCATTCGCCTGGAATGTTGATGTCTTTATAGGAACTAACTCAAACATTGTTGTCTACGGCAATGATGGAGTACTGCCTCCTCCAATGGGAGACGAGACAGTCGAAACACAACAGACTTTCACCGTTTTTGCCGCTGGGGCAATAGTCGCTCCTGGAGATCTGCTTGCCACTACCTCTGGGGGAAGCATTCCTCTTGACCTTGCTGGTTCCTTGATTGTAGCAGACGCTACGGTCGTCAATGCTGACCTGTTTTCTTGATAGGAAGACTACGACGATTCGATTAAGGCGAGATGGCTATCGCGGCTAAAATTTCAAGCTCTGAGCTGACGGCTCAGATTACCAATAGATTTGTAGGTAACTCGTTCGAGGCCCGCCTGATCGATGCCACTGGGACCACTTACGAGCCGGGCACCACCAACGACGCATCCTTCCTGACCTTTGAGGTTCCCCTCGGTACTGGTGGTTATCGGCGTCAAGTAATTAGCTACAGTCCTGGGGACGTTTCTACCTACACTGATGACGGTGTTGCGCTAACGACAAAAGCAACTATCTTTGCTCATGATGGGGGAGGTACTACTACTGACTTTTCTCATGTGGCTTTAGTATGGAGTACCGGGAATGCATCGGCCCTGGGCGCGGTTACAACGGCCCCCAGTGCAGCTGTTGACGGCACTTACACTAATATCCCTGTAGACACAACTACAGGAAGCGGAGCCGGCATGACGGTTGACCTGACTGTTACTAACTCTGGAGCTGCCTCTACCGATTACGCGGTTTCGATCGTAAGCGCTGGTTACGACTATGCCGCAACTGACGGAATTGTATTCCTGGAGGGCACCCTTGCAGGCCTAGGCATCGTCTCCGCTGGCGCTGGCAACCTTGCCGTGACGATTGATACGGTAAATACCCCGTCAAACGCTGGAGAGATCCTTTCAGTAGCACAGACAACCTCAAGTGTTGTACTTTCTGGTGGCAATGAAGCCGTCTTCTACTGGAACCTGAAGCAGTTCGGCTACTACAGTGTGTGACCATGATCTTGAACACATTATTGCAAACAAGCGTCGCTAACAGACTCGTGGATCTGGAGTTCAGGGCTTCGGATACGACTATTCAGGGAGATTTTGTTGGCAGTGTTACGGGAAAATGGGTGAAGTTAGGGAGCCGGGGCGAGGGGATTGTAAGCTATAACAATAAGCAATATGCAACCAAGCCTATCGGCTTTGTCTCTATTCCAGCGGGCACAGAAGTGGAGCTGAGCTACGCCAATGGTGTTTACTACAGCAAGTTCTGATCATGGCTATTAATCCCGTTTCGATGACCTCGCAGTCAATCAAAGAAAACACGGACGTAGTGATTGAAGTTCGGTACGTGGAGCCTCCTGCGGGAGTTCTCCTTGACCCACCGGAAGTACCTAACAAACTGATTGGGTATTACGATGGAAACTCCGATACGGTAAGGTTATATATTGTTGATAACTCTGGACTTCGGCTGCTTGCTCTGTAATGTCTATTAACAATCCTGTTATAGCTGGAGCTCCCGTCACAACAAGGGCTGACGCTAAAACTGTCGTAGGCACGATAACCTCAACAGCGCCACCGGGGGCCAGAGTTTTCGTTGTCGATGGCCAGGTGACTACTGTAAGTCAAAGCGCAACTAAAGAGGGTCAAATTCTCTTCTACCGCAATGGAAATGAGCTTTTTGTTACGATGTACGTTACTGTGTACGCGAACGTTGGAAATGGCCAGGTTAGCTTAGAGTGGCGAGCGGTCGAGAACTGGGGTTTCGTCCAAGACCCGAGGACAGGACTGGGAAAAGATCCGAATCTGGAATTTTACTCAACCTTGGCATCCTAACGCAGTTAGCCAAGAAACAGTGTCTGGATATAGCGGTTTTTTAAAAAAGCAGCAGACTCAAGCCCAGAACTTCCTGTCATCTGGCAACCTTAACTACAACCCACTAAACGTGGTAGGAAGCAATAGTACAGGCTGTCAAGATAGCACTGATTGTGCTTCAGGGTGGGCCTGCGTTGGAGGAATCTGCGTACAAGAGACCTCGGGCTCCTCGCCTAGCGGGTCAGGCAATATGTCTGGTTGTGGAAACGGAGGAAGCGGAGGAAGCGGAGTAGGTGGAGTACCAGGTGAATGCGGATCTGGTCCCGTTAATTATCTCTTGATGGACGAGGAGCTGGCAGAGGTCTACGAAGAAGCGGTAAACAATCTGAGGCCTGGTGACGTCCTCCTTGAGGAAGGGCTGAATGGTGGCACTGTAGGAAACGGGCTAATCGGGGTAAGTCTTAACGGCAAATGCCTCAAGACAGGCTGTAGCGGCACCAGTACTAGCAAAGGTACCAACGATGTCTGTTGTGGGCAGGGCAGGTGCTGCAGGATGGGAAGTTATGTACAGTGCTACTGTGGAAACTGTCCGCCACCTCCGGAAAGGTGCAGCAAGTTCTGCACCTCTTACTTGGCAGCTAACGGAAAGCTAGGCGTTGGATGTACCGACGACAACAGCTGTGACGAATGCTCCTATTGCGCCGACCTTGGTGACTTCAGAGGCACGGCCTGCAAGGGAAAGATCAGTGGGGCTCCTTGCTGGTGCGAAAACAAAGGCTGCCCATACAAGTGCGACAAGTGTGGCGATGACGGCGCTTGCACCACTGATTGCGAAAACTGTCAAACCTGCTATACGACGTACAAGTATTGCGACAGCGGTCCGGTCAAGCTCGAATGCTGCTACTCCGCATGTGACGTGACTAGCGGCTTTAGCACCTGTCGGGACAGCTACAAGTGCCCAGATCAAGGAGACCCTTGCGCAGGCGCTTGCTATGGGCAAACCTTCTGTGACGGCCCGCCACCTCCTTGTCCTGACGGTGCTTCTTGTACTGATAATGGATCTATCACCGCAGGCGGCGGAACCTGTTATATCAGGACGGTCTGCGATAAGAGTAATGCTCCCGAGTCCTGCAAGGAGTGCGACTGTAATTGCGACAACGACTGCCCTGACTGCTTTGTTTGCAGTAGCGGGTGCGCATGCGAACCTGATCCTAGATGTGAATAGAAATGATACCATGTCATTGGCGTATGGGAACCCTAGCCTAGCTCTGGTTCCGTTGTGGCAGTCTTTCCTGATCGTATTGTCCTTAAAAACTCAACCGACGACGAGGCTACCATTATTGCCGAGATCGAAACTGGTGGAGTCAGCGCCATCACTCAAGGGGAGATTGTCCTAGGACTGTCTGACGGAGCAGCGACGTTATATACAAAAGACGCTTTAGGTGACATCGTTACCATTAGCGGGTCTGGGGGAGATGACAATCCTCTGCCTACAGTCACTGGCTGGACTATAGACAGCGATTCCGATCCCGATACATCGTTCACGTTAACCTCTCCAACTAGCGCCGAGGGCGACCTACTAGTAGCATGTATCATGAATCGCCAGAGTGGGGGCGTTCTGACACCTCCAACCGGCTTCACTTTGTACGGGTCCTATCTCTCTTCTATATCATTTTCCGGAGACTTGCAAACGATAAGTGTCTTCACCAGAAGAGTTACATCATCAGAGCCGGGAACTTATACCTGGACGCAAGCAGCCTCCGGCAGGATCTGTGGTTGGGTAGCTGCTGTTAATGGAACCGACGGCATTTCGACCATTACGGAGGCCTACGGTAACGCTGAAACAGCTTCTATCAGTACTGGTGCTGGTGCACTAAGTTTAACTGCTGCAACTTGGATCTATTCTGCGAGCTCTGGAACCGAGGCCTACAGTCAAACAGCAAACGACCTAACAGAGATAACAGACTCGCCGATGACCAATGCTCGGATATCCGGGGGTCACGTTAGTGCAAGTCGGGAGGTCGTCTCAACACATGCCTCAACCGGCACTGGGGACGATCCGAATCACGGCATGATCAGTATCGAGATGCTGGCTTCCGGTTCACCGTCGAGTGGCGGTGGTGGTGGTTCCTCTGCCGCGAGATTGACCGAGGCTCAGACAGCAGCTAGCGGAATTACTACATTTGTGGGGATCGGGCACTCTGGGACACTTGTGGAGGTCACCTCTTCCCTGGATGCCTGGATCGTCTTGTACGACTCTGCAGCCAGCAGAACGGCTGACAATGGCAGGGCTTACAATACTGACCCCGCTTCGGGTTCAGGAGTCTTAGCCGAGTTCTACATTACAGCGGGCACTACTGTCCTGGCTACTCCAGGTACCACGTATTTCAATAATGATACTTCTGTTACGGAAGCCATCTATGCTGCTGTCAGAGATCAAGCAGGGGCTGATGTCAACTCAGAAGTGACAATCGTAGCCTATGGAAATCAAACTACCACCTCAGCTGCGACTAGAGCCCTTCTTGGCATTGGCGAATATGTCGACGACGCAGCCGCTGGAACCGGCGGAGTGGCCTCTGGGGCTATGTACTACAATACGACTTCCAGCGATTATCGCCTCAAGTCCTGATAGGCATACTAGCCCAGCTAGTTGGTCAGAATGAGCATCATAGAAGAACTCAGTTGCGACGGGGTCGCTCCTATTGGTCCTGTCTCTGCTTGGCCCAAGGAGCGTCACGATGAGATTATAGTCAAACATAGCGGCAAGCCTAAGGCGGTCAAGGCCGGGATAGGTAAGATGGCTAGCGGCTTAGTGAAAACAGGGATGCAAGCTGTTAGGCACGGGAAAGTGTCGTCGGAGATCAGAGAAGAAAGGTATAACACATGCAAAGAGTGCCCCTTCTTCAATGCAGAGAGCAAGCGCTGTTCCGATTGTGGTTGCTTTATGGAAGCGAAGACGTGGGTTGGAGGTGACCCCAACATGCTGTGCCCTCAGAAGAAGTGGAGTCGCTAGATGGCTATCTGTGCCGCTAATATGGATGATTGCAAGAAGAAGAAGAAGTGCTTGTTCGGCCCTAATGAGGGCGAGGCCTACAACCCTGAAGATCCCTGTTGTGGGCAAGGGGTGTTTAATGCATCGATTTGCGACTGTATCGGGGTTGGAGTCTGGGTAGCCACGATCAGTACTGTTGCG